GGATTTAGAAGAAAGGATCATACGAATGGTCCGTGGTTTTATACACCCGAAGATTTAATCAATGAAACGTTCGGTGATATAATCGTACCCGAGTGTAAACTAGCACTCATGGCGCAAATGGGAACGTTTACGATTGAAGATTTCGTACCAAAATCAGAATCGCACATTTCTATGGTCCGCGTTCTAATCGCGTATCACTGTAAAAACAAAGACGATTCCGTGCTCGACGTAGAACTCGTACACGAGACTGTAGACATGTGTAAAAAACTAAAAGAATTAGGCTACGAAGTATGTATAAATATTGGTAGAATTGATAAAATGTCCGACGAACAAATTAAACAGACGTGTGAGATTATAAACGACGCACCAATTGAGTATTTCTATCTCGCAGATACGTACGGTAATCTAGGAATTTATAAAATGCGTCAAACGCTCGAAACCGTAAAAAAATATTTTAAAGGATCTATAGGATTTCACGCACACGATAATCTCAAGAACGCCTCTGTAAAGGCTATAGACGCTCTATATAATGGAGCGAGTATCGTCGATATAACATTCGGTGGTTTTGGAAGAGGATCGGGTAACGCAAAATCCGAATACGTTCTCGCGCACATGGAAAGTAAAGGATCTTACCATCTTCTACCATCGTTGATATATTCGGATAAATGGGTCGAATCATACAAAAAATCGGGTATTCCATATTTACTCTCAGGAATGAATTCAATGCACGTGAATTACGCTATAGAGGTAATTGAGAAACACGATGATGTTACGATTCAACAAGTGTATGATGTATTCAATAAAATTGTACAACTCAAAAAACATAATTTTTACTCATCAGATATTCTCACGCAATACATGTAAATATTAAACCTAAGTCGCTTAAAGATACGTGAACTTATTAAGTCGCAATGGATATCCGTCACATCACGGATGTACTATTTCCAATTATCGAAGAACATAGAAATACTGAACATGTCGAACTCGAATTAAGATTGGGCAAGTTCAATGGATCTATGTTCGATACGAACGTAGGAAAATATATATTCGAAAAACTTCAAACCGGGTTCACGAAATACCCTGGCTGGGATAAAGTCATATGTGAAGAACATGAAGTATTTTACAGGAATTCCGACGGTCTTCGCATATCCACGGATCAAGCTACCGGCGATGAAACAATCATAAAAAAAGAACGTATTTTGAACAAGGATTTTAAACTAGGGAGTGCTACACCATTCGATCTTCGTTTTAGTGTGTCAAAAGAGATCCCTATGCCAGAAGATATCGATAGAGACATGGACATGAAGAAGAATAAACAGCGTTTATCATTCCACCGCAAAAATGTTACTATCGATATAACTATAGTCACGGGAGACGCGCACGATCTCGATTCAGAAGACCCGATGTCTTATCAAATCGAATTTGAAATTATAAACCCATCGAATGTCAGGTCTAAAGATGATTTATTCAAAATTTTACACAAAGTTAACGATGTTTTTATTATGTTGAATAACAGTAGATGATAGTAATATTAGCATTTTTAATCATAATATTTATTTTAATACAAAATGCGAGTCAAAATCAAGGAAATGAAGTTAGTATATTAGGATATAAAACCAAATTTTTTCATATTTCAGAAGGAGCTTCTAAAAAGATGTTCGAAAATATGAAAATAGATCGTCTATCACCCGAAATGTTAAAACAGTTTATAGTCATGGAAGACGCATTCCTTAAACTCGTTCAAGTCGCTGTATGTAATTCAATTTCTTTAAGAAAAGAAGGCTTTATTATATCGGACAAGATAAAAGATATATATACCGATTACGATTTCTCATATCACGTACAACATATTAAACAAATGTCCGAGCCACATAAGGTTATAAATCAAAATATAACATGTTAAGTAAATATAAAATGGCGCGTCGGTGCTTACCGGATTTCATATTATATATATTATCGAACACATAGACGATGAGTCCATTGTCGTCTTTTTGTCGATTTTGTTCTATCCATTTTCTTTCATCGGCAGCCTCTATGAATTCATCTGAGCATAAATAATCGCGTTCAAGTCGCCCCATTCCCCATTCGGTGTCAGCATTTCTCTCTTGTCGAATATATGAACATATCACATAGAATATACATTCGAGAAGGGGTGTATTGAAATTCGTATCCCACGACCTTTCATTATCTATGATCGTTTTACCACGATCTCTAACTAATTGGATAAATAATTCTCTTGAATCGTCCATTAAAATATCATATATTAAAACCTTTATATTTCTTCAACTTTTGTACCCGGTGGGTATTTATGTTTTTTCGGAGAATTTTTTTTGTTTGGAGAATTTTTATTTTTTAAAATATTATTAAGTTCTTTTGAAAAATTATTATTTAAATTGTTTAATTTATTATTTAAATTTTTCTCTCGAATAAATTTCCAAGTTCGCACGGAATTTTTTTTGATTTTATTAACTGCAGATTTAAATGGAACCCCCGCTTTATTTTTATTTTTAGATGATAGAGCATTTATACGTTTTTTGATTTCTTTCGCGTCCGTGTTCAATGACGGCATAACATTTTTATATTTTTTCATCCATCGTTTTCCATACTCCTTTTCAAGATCCTGTTTTATCGCTTCATTAGATAGACGTCTTTTATCTATACGCTGCTTAATCGTTTTATTGAGTATATTTTTTCGCTTTTTCGCAGCTTCCAATGACCGCGTTTCTTTTTTACTCACAGTCTTTCGTTTGGGTATCTGTAATTTATCACACAGTGTATTTACAGTGTCAGTATCAGATATATTTACTCCTCGAGTTACAGCTATAGCTGCGAGCTTATCTTTCGTATAAGCTTTACAAGGTATGTTATTTACCTTAAATGTACCAAATGTTTTATCTTTTATCTTTGTACATATTTGTGGTTTAGTTGTTTTTCTGGTTATATCGACAACACCTAATTTTTCTGCCACGGCTATTAAACGGGGACGGTCTATGGTTGCGCATTTACGACCACCTATACGCACACCATTGCTACCATTTTTAGATTTATTGTAATAGGTTATATTATTAGATTTGGCAGTTTTTTTGTTTACAATCTTACCTTGAGTCTTAGTTTTAATTGCCACTTTATTAGGCATATTTGTAAACCCTGGTTTAAAAAGACCCATAACCCTGAGCGATTTAACCAAATCGTAACCTATTGGATTATAGGCATCGTGTAAAGCTTTGACAGTTTTTGATCCCATAATTTGTATCTTACCCGACGTAAATAATTGAAAATTATTTCCGTAGTAAGTCATTTTTAACGCGGGTCTAAGTTCTGGTTCATAATCGACGTTACCAGATCTTGCGAATGCGCGAGCCACTCCATTCAAATTAATAGCACCATTGGTTTGAAAAGTCCCAACTAAAGCTACGTATTGAATTGGGTTGTATAGAAATTTATATTTGGACGCATATTTGTCTATGACGAATTTTCGTATCATTTCGGGGTGTCTAGAATTGTTGTTTATGATACCGCCAGCAACTTGCATTTTACCATTCGCATAAATTTTGAATACAAACTTCTTTTTTTGACCACTTTCAAAACTATATCCATCTATTTGAGCTGCGAAATATTTGTGTTTATTCGCAGCGTTAGTGTTTGGGATTACCGTAAACGTGTGTTTAGCCCCTATTTGCATTCGACCGTACAACAATTTTATAGCTTCCACTTCAATTTCAAAATTGGAATTTGCCGAAACGCGTTGCTTTTTAAATGGTTTTTTGTACAAGAATTCTTTCACGTTAACGTTATAGTTACCCTTATTAACATCCCTATTAACAAAGCCGTTAAAAATAGACACTTGAAGAGGTGATATTTTCATTCTCGATAAATTCGCGCGTTTAATTTTATTACTCACCATTTTTGTGATTCGAGCATTTACGTTACCCATATTGAGTTTCGTGTTACTTCGTAGGTTGTTTCTTTCTTGATTCGTTAAATATGGCGCCTGTCGTATTATGTTATTTTTTGTACTTGGAGAAACACCAAGATTGTTATTTTCAAACTCGTTGAATAAACCCATATAATATGTAAAGATTTTAATCAGTTCCAATAGACATAACAGGTTTTGCTGACATATCCATTATGTCCAATCCAAATATAAACTCTGTACCACTTTGTTCCATAACTGGCATAGTATCATCACAACTCTTATACTTAGTAGGCTCCGTCACTCTCTTAACCTTAATCTCACGCGAGCTAAACGGACCTGCCCATATGTCTTGATTGAGTGACTTATTCGTAACACCGTGGAATTCCGAATATTTCTTCTTGAAAAATTTAAGCGGACATTTCTTCTCTGGATCGAAATCGATACAAGGTTCGGCCAAGAACATTTCCAATGGACTACACGCAGCCCTAATCTGATTCTGTACAACTTCAAAGTATTTTGGAACTATTTTCCATATATCTTTGTCGGGCCATTTTTGTGCGAATTCAAGGTATGCACGAACACACTTTTGTAAAATAGCTGGAATTTCGCTTTCGAGTTTACCCTCTAAAGTAGGATCCGCATCTCGGACCTGTCTAGTAAAATCTGCGGTGAGTACACGACGAACGATACTGCCAGATGTATCGTTCCAGTTTGGTACCTCATTACCTCCCAGTATACCTGGAGTGATCCACACAAAGGAACGAGCTTTTTCGTGCTTTACGGCGATAGACACATCCTCACCGCTTACGATAGATTGAAACTCAGCTTGTTCCAGTGCTAAATCTCCTTTAATTTCTGGTGCGATAAACACAAATCCATCCATAATAGCTGATAGACCGAACTTTCTTTCTACATTATTAGAAAGTGTTTTTACGTCCTCGGTACAGTAAAACTTTCTAAATACCTTCGTAATAAGAGTAGATTTTCCAGACCTGGCTACACCCTTGAAAAATGGTATACATTGCCATTTATCAATTTCGTTTACGTCATAGCACAGTCGGCCTCCCAACGCAAAAATCCATTCATATACAGACGTCTTAGGCCTGTCTGGGTCTATACAATGTGCGCGACTAAATCTTTGATAATCCAGAACCGAATCAAAATACGGTGTAGGAATGTCGCGCCAGTTAATATTAGTATAATCTGGAAACTCTTGGTCAAAATACTTACAACTTACGACAGTTTGATCCAAATTTTTAAATTCCGAAGAATCGTATGTATAAAAATTGGACCTATATACCGCCCTAACGACCTTCTTTTCTGGATCTATATCCGAACGTTCGGAGTCAAATTCCTTACCTAGAAAAATACCATTTTTAAATGACCATACATGTCGATCCTTTTTAATTTCGGGAAATTGCATATCTTTTGTATTTTCTAGATGTCGAATAAGATCATTATGGCTAGATGCGCGTGTTGTTAGATTTTTCCATAAATCGAATTGAACTTCCTTCGCTGCTACACCGTATACGTATTCTTTTATAGTTTCGAACGCTTTCCATGCTCTGGTTCCAGCACCGTCATCCGTTTTAATCTGAATACAACAGTGTCCTTTGTATCGTTTAATTCCTCGATCGTATAGATCTTTCAGTGTCTGTAAAAGAGCTTGTTGGTAAGGTTGTAATTCTTCTACGTTTGAAATCGTAGACATTCTAAAAATAGACGGATCAGTTTCAGGGTTAATTGGAACATATGTGGGTTTATTTACGCGTTCTATCATACGTGCGTATCGAAATACCATATGCCAACCATCGTCAACTTGATCTATCAGGCGATTAATTCTAACAGATAATTTCATATCATTATCATCTTCGATATCCATCATGTTGAGTGTGTGGGCTCTATGGTAAATTTCACATAACCGTTGTTTAATACGCTTGGATTTTGCTTCAACGTTTGTTATGTCTATATTTATAGGCAAACCATCTTCAGATAGTTCACTGGGTGTAAAGAAATTTTTTCGAATACCTGGTCCTAGTGGTAAGTATGGATTATTACGTTCGTTAATTTTCCACATATCTTCCATTTGTACGAGAAGTTTAATAACTTCATCATGGGAATAATTTTGAATTTCGTTAGACCACATGGCACTCATCGCATCTTCTTCATTAGGGGATTCCCCGATGAAGTGAGTATTGGCCACGGTCATTTTATAAAGTATAGGGTTCTTTTTTTAAGTGGTATTATTTTTTCTGAAGGGTCGATAAAAGTTTTACCAAAATTCTATTTTGAACTTCTAGTTGATATCCCATGTTTACTAAAGCACTACATATAGTATCTCCTTCGGGTGTCGTGAGTGTAGAAGCGAGTATATTTTCAATAGGTGCTATGTCATCGTCGTCATCTTCGTATTGTTCTATATTATACTCATCGTCGATATCAATTGGTTGGACATCGGAAACAGATTCGGAGTCAGATTGCGATTGAGATCTAGACTCTTCAGATTGATCATTCTGTTTGGGTTCGGACATTATGAATTATGTTCAGGAAAAATCGGTACGTTTTTTTCGCACTTTACCCTAAATTATTTTCTTGGTATATAGTACAACAACACACAAAAATGGCGGGCGGTTTAATGCAACTTGTCGCATACGGCGCCCAAGACGTTTATCTCACTGGTAATCCCAAGGTTACTTTTTTCCAGGCTGTCTATAGGCGCCATACAAATTTTGCAATGGAGACTATCGAGCAAACCGTAAATGGTACTGCTGCTAACTCCGGCCGCGTATCCGTGACGATCGCGCGTAATGGTGATCTTGTCTCGGAGATGTACGTCGAGACAAAAGCCGCCTCCGGTCTCGCGACTGGTACCGCTGCCGGCAAGGATGCTTGCTGGGTTGCTGAGCGCGCGATCAAGGACGTCGAGTGTTCAATTGGGGGTCAGAGGATAGACAAAACTTACCAGAAGTTCTGGCGTCTCTACTCCGAGCTTTACCTCGACGAGTCTAAGAAGGCGTCTTGGGGTAAGATGACCACTGCCCCTGCGACGGGTGGTCAGGTCTTCCTTCCTCTTATTTTCTTCTTTAATAGGAATCCCGGTCTCGCTCTTCCCCTTATAGCATTACAGTATCACGAGGTGCGACTCGATTTCGATTTAGCGTCGGATTTCACTGATTACACTGACGGCTCGTTCAAGGTTTGGGCTAATTACATTTACCTCGACACTGAGGAGCGTAGGCGTTTTGCCCAGAAAGG